GTTTCACGGCAATACCGGAGCCGGCAAGACCACAATGGCCCGGATCGTGATTCGGGACATGCTCAAGGTCGGCAAGACCGACCTGATGGAGGTGAACTGCGGCGTAGTCGAGTCGGCAATTGAGATGGTGCGGGACATCAACCAGCAAAAAAGCGCACACCCGCTGACCGGGGACAAGCGGGCCTGGTTGCTCGACGAAATGCAGTCGTTCGGCCGCGACAAGAAGCCACAGGAAGCTTTGCTGAAGGTGCTGGAGGAGTGCCCGGATCACGTTCACTTTTTCCTTTGCACGACCGAAACTGAGCGCCTCTTGCCGACCTTGCGGGGCCGGTGCAAAGCCGTAGCCGTGAAGCCGGTCGGGTCACAGGATTTACTGCCCCTTTTGAAGCGGGTGGCAAAGGCCGAGAAGATCACGCCCGCGCCCGAGGACCGGTTGTACGACGCCATCGCCGACCGTGCGAACGGGAGTGTCCGGGACGCTCTCGGGATGCTCCAGAACGCGGCCGGGATCGACGACCCGGACGTTCGGTACGACACCCTGACCCTGTACTCCGAGAGCAAAGGCGCGTTTGACCTTGCCAAACTCCTGATGCCATTTAAGGGCGACCCGGATTGGCGGGCCGTGCAAGACCTGCTCGGGAAGCTGAAGGAAGAGGAACCGGAGACGTGCCGCCGGGTGGTTCTGGCGACGGCCCGGACCCGGCTCCTCAACCCGAAAACCGACGCGAAGGAAGGTGCCCGGTACTACAAGGTGATTTCGTGCCTCGACCAGCCCCTTTTTGATAAAGCGTCCGGGCACCCACTCCTCGCCGCCGCCTGTTTTCGGATTTTGTTCGGGAGCAAGTGACCGGGCCGACGATACTTCTGGCATGGACACAACGACGAGTGCGACGGCCAACATGGACCGAGCTGATTTGGCGCTGATCGAATTCAGCGAACACGATCACATCGTCGCTGCGAGTCAATTGCTTCAGCAATACCCGAACGAGAAGTGGGTCGGGCACGCCGCGAATGGTTTTTGGTTTTATCCCCTGTGTAACGGGTTGGTAGTTGCAACCGGTCGAATCTGGTTCGACGGAACCCGGTTCTGTGAAGAGGTCCGTCGGTAGAGTGTGCTCGTGAACGTCCTGTACGGCGAAACCCTTGAAGACCTGATCGAATCCGTCAACGCGGAGTACGGGGATGAGTGACGCCAAGCCGCAAAATCCGTTCGTCATCGACACCGAGCGCCTCGACCTGGAATGGGCGCGGCAGCCGAAATTGTCGCGAGACAGCGGCGCCGGCGAGGCCGACGCGCGGCACGAGTATAACCAGGCGAAAACCCGGCTCGCCGTGATCGAGGCTCAATTGGCCGCAACCCGGGCCTCGATTTACCTGGAGATCCGGTCGGACCCGACAAAGTACGACCTGCGCGAGAAGCCGACCGTAGACGAGGTGGAAGCTGCGGTGTTGTGTTCAAAGGGGTATCAGGCCGGACTTGCCGCCGTACACGGTGCGAGCGCCGCGGTAAACGATGCCCATCATGCTCTGGATCTGGCCGAGGCGAACCGGATCGCCATTACCCACGATCGGCGCAAGGCACTCGAAAACTACGTTCAACTGCTCGCGATTAACTACGTGTGTGAGCGCGAACCGAAGCCCCTCAGTGAAGCCGCCCAGCAAACTCTCCGAAGCCGTGAGCGTCGTTCGGCTTTCGGGACCGGGATCGACGACAACGACCGCACGTCCGACTGACTTACCCGAGGCCGACATGCCCCGCGACCGTGACGAATTCGAGATCGACGTTGAAGGATTTGACCGCCGTCTGGCCTCCCAGGGTCAGGTCGGGCGGACCGCGCTGCTCCTCCCCGACGGGCTGAAGCCGTGGAAGCCCAAACGGGCTGACGGCGTTTCTCATACGGTGGACTTCCTGCCGTTCAAGGTGACGGATACGCACCTGAAGTACGTTCCCAACTTGCGCCAGTCCGCGCCCGGAAAGTGGTACTGCGAGAGGACGTATTTCGGGCACCGCGGAATCGGGGTCAACCAGGACAAGTACATTTGTCCGACCAAAACGTTCGGCAAGCGGTGTCCGATCTGTGAGTCGCAGCAAGAACTGAAAAAGTCCCCGCACAAGGAGGACGAGGAACGCGCCAAACTGCTCCGGTGTTCGGAGCGGCAACTGTGGCTGGTCTGGGACAACGACGACCGGGACGCCGGGGTTCAGCTCTGGGACGAGGCGAACTTCAATTTCGGCGCGAATATTGCCAGTTACATCAAGTCGTCGCCGGAGAACATCCGGAGCGAGTACCGGGCGTTCTGGTCCCCGTGGGACGGGTTCACCGTTCGGCTGTCGTGCCGGGAGAAGCCGATTGGTAAATTCAACAACTACGAGTATCACATTCACTCGTTCTACAAGCGGTCCAAGCCGTTGCCCGAGGAGATCGTGCGTCACGGGTTCGATCTCGACGCAATAGTGGTTGCCCTTGAATACAAGGCGCTGAAGTCGGTATTCGAGGGGATGCCGGAAGAGGACTCTGACGGCCCGGTGGATGCGGGAAACGGGGACCACAAGTCGCGGGCAGGCGAGAACGGGCACGGAGGCCAGGCCGAAAAGAAGGTCAGTCGGTTCGCCGATTACGACGATCCGGGTCCGGCGCCGGCCAACCGGATCAAGGACGAGCCGAAGCCCGAACCGAAGCGCGAACCCAAGGCCGCCCCGCCCGACGAGGAACCGAGCATCACCTGTGCGACCGGCGATACTGTTGAGTTCGACACCACCGACGACACGCTGACCGGCGTCGTGAAGCGGGTGGATCCGATCCGGATGCTGGCCTTCGTCGAGGTCGCCGGGATCGACAAACAGCTCAAGGTCGGGATGGAAGACGTGCGCGTGGTACAATCTGATACTACCTTCGATCTGGTGCCGAAGGGCAAGAAGGCCGCCGACCCGGAACCGGTGTCGAAGGCCGCCGCCCGGAAGTCGAAGTGGGATGATGCGGACGACGACCCTCGCAGCGCCGCGCCGACGAAGCCCAAAGATGAGGACAAGCCGACGAAGAGGCGAACTCGGCGGGACGACGATTGATCTAACGAGGTGTGGTCGGTTCGCTAGTTGAGCAGAAGTGTGCCCTAGACGATGCCGCTAATCCAAAGTTAACAGTGGCATCGAGACACCGGCTTGTCGGTCACGGGGGCGCCCGATGTGGGCAGAGAGCACGGGCGTGCGATTTGTGCCACACTCGGATACCGATTTTTTATGCCGCGTGGTCTAAGTATGACGGCCGGATACTTAATCCGGACAGTGGCGGTGTCGAACCCGCCCGCGGCTCGTTTGGTTCCGGAGCCGGCACGGTGACCGGTATCGGTGGCGAACTCTGTGCAGGCGGACGCTGCCGATCGGGGCGAAGGCGCTGAAAAATCCTGCTAGTAAGCGCCGGACTTAGACCCACCGGGTTCGACTCCCGGCGGAACCACTTTTGAGCGGGTTTGTGGTTGCGACCGACCGGAAGCAACTGGAGCGATCATGGCAAAGTCCAAAGCCGCCGAGTTGGCTGAAGTGCTGACTACGCCGGTGCCGCGCATTCCGGCGATCCCGACCGAGGATTTTCTGTCCACCGGCTGTACGTTGATGGACCTTGCGTTCAGCGGCCGGCCCCGGTGCGGGGTTCCAAAGGGAACCTACCTGTATCTGGTCGGGGACTCGGGGTCCGGGAAGACATGGTTTACGTTCAACCTGTTTGCCGAGGCCGCCCGAAACCCGCACTTCAAGGACTACCGGTTCGTGTTCGATAACGCCGAAAACGGCGCTCTTATGGACGTGGAGCGGTTCTTCGGCAAAGGCGTTGTGGAGCGCCTGGAACCGCCGATGTGGGCCGAGACCGGCACCGGCCGAAACAAGAAACAAACCCCCGTCTACAGCAGCAGCGTCGAAACGTTTTACAAACACCTCGACATCAACTGCCGGACGCCCTGCATCTACGTTCTCGACAGCATGGACGCGATCAACGCCGACACCGAGGACGACAAGTTCGCCGCCGAAGTCGCGATCTACGAAACCGGACGCGGGAAGGCGCCCGGCAGCATGGGGATGGAGAAGGCGAAGGTTAACTCCAAGAACATCAACCGGGTCGTTCAGGCGCTCCGCCCGACGGGTTCGATCCTTGTTGTTATCTCCCAAACGCGCGACAAGGTGGGCGGGATCTTCCCCGGCCAGAAAACCAGGGCCGGCGGGCACTCCCTCAAGTTCTTTGCGCACCTGGAAGCGTGGCTCAGTATTCGCAAGCCCCTCACCCGACGGTATCTGGGCAAGGAACGGGAGGTCGGCACACGACTCAAGATCGACGTGACGAAGAACCGCGTGTGTGGCTGGGAGGGCAAGTTCGAGATCGAGTTTTTGAAGGGTTATGGCGTGGACGACGTGGGGAGCACGGTCGAGTTCCTTGTTGAAGAAAAGTATTGGGCCGCCCAGGGAAAGGGCAAATCCGCGGACCGCACCGACGATACTGACGGTAAGGTGATCACGGCTCCCGAATTCGATTTCTTCGGCCCGAAGGACGAACTCGTTGAGCGGATTCAGAGCGCCGGCGACGAGTGGGAACTTCAGCGCCTGGTCGCGGCTCACTGGGCCGACATTATCGACAAAGCGGCCCCGCCGCGGAAACCGAGGTACACATGAAGACCAAACTGGCCGAAGAAGTCGAACGTGCTCGATTTCCCGGGCCGGCGGGCGGTCCTCGTGGGGCCGGCCCGTTCGGCGCCTTCTCTCTGGTTCATCCCGACAGCGGCCGGCGCCTGAACGTGATCGTCTGTGACGGCCGGTTCGAGGAAGCCGCCAAGTTGCCCCCGGACCACCCGGCCTTCAAGTGGGAACACGTTTCGGTGACGATCGACCGCCCGTTCGGGATCTGCCCGACGTGGGCCGAGATGTGCTGGATCAAGGACTTGTTTTGGGAGCCGACGGAGTGCGTCCTCCAGTACCACCCGGCGAAGGCCGATTACATTAACATTCATCCCGGGTGCCTCCACTTGTGGCGTCCGAAGACCGAAACGATTCCGATTCCCCCGAAAGTCAGCGTGTAAGGAGACTGTGATGCTGGTACTGTCACGGAAAATCGGGGACCGGGTGGTGATCGGCACGGGCGCGGCCCGGATCACGCTGACCGTCGTCGATATTCGGTTCGGAACCCTCCGGCTCGGGATCGAAGCCCCCAAAGACGTGCTGATTTTGCGCGAGGAACTGACCGTTCGCCCCGGTCCCCCGGCCGCCTCGGCGGAGGCTTCCGATGCCCCGTGACTGGTTGATTGTGGACGCCCCCAATGCCGTCATGCGGGCCTTCTACGGCGTTGGCCAGCGCGAGCCGCTACCGAGCATTCTGCTCGCGATCCACGACGTTCAGAATCTCGCCGCCGAGTTCGGTGTTACCGACGTGGCCTGGGCCTTCGACCGACCGCCCTATAAGCGCAAGGATCTGTTCGCTGGCTACAAGGCGTCCCGCGCGGCCCGGAAGGTGGACGAGGCCGAACAGGCCGCTCTCGACGACGTGCGCGGCCGCATCACCAAACTTGCCAATGATTACCTGCCGCGCCTCGGCTATCAGAACCTGTTCGCCCGGGCCGGGTTCGAGGCCGATGACATGATGGCCGCCGCCGTGGTTGGCCTTCGCGAGGCGGATCGGGCAATTCTGATGTCCGGCGACAAAGACCTGTACCAGCTCCTGTCCGGGCGGTGCGCCGTGTACCACCCGATTACGAAGGAGTTCGTGACCGCCAACTCGTTCCGCGCGAAGTACGGGATCGAGCCGAAGGTTTGGCCCCAGGTGAAGGCAATTGCTGGGTGCGCCTCGGACGATATCCCCAAAGTTGAGGGCGTGGGCGAACTGACCGCGATCAAGCACCTGACGAAGCGGCTGCCGCGGACGCACAAGGTCGCCTACGACATTCACGAGTTTGTCAAGACGCCCGCTTACGAACTGAACCTGAAACTGACGTGGCTCCCGTTCCCGGGCACACCGCCGGTCAATCTGGTGCCCGACCCGCCGCGCCCGGAATCCGGGTGGCGCGCCTTGTGTGAACGACTCGACCTGGGCCGGCTGGCCGAGGCAATGGAATCACACAGCACGTTTGGGGAACTCGTCAATGGCTAAGGGATCGGCTTTTGAACGTCTGATCTGCCGACGCCTGACGCGCTGGCTCGACCCCGCGGCCGAGGACGTGCTGTTCTGGCGTACCGCTGGTAGCGGCGGCCGCGCGACCACGCGCACCAAGACCGCAAAGCATACTACCGCGGCTCATTGTGGGGACATTGCCGCGATCGACGACCGGGGGGCATTTCTCACCAAAATGATTACCTTTGAGCTAAAGGCCGGCTACCCCCGCGCCCAGCTTCACCACCTGATCGCCCCGAGTAATCGCGGCGGCAGGTGTGTTTACGATGAATGGATCGGCCAGGCGACCAAATCTGCCGCCGCCGCCGGATCGCCGTTTTGGGCCATCCTGCACCATCAGCGGGGCCGTGAAGTTGTGATGACCGGTCCGGACCTCTTATTCAACAGTTTAATTCCGATCAGCGTTCGGATGCTCCCTCCGGTCGGGGATTTATTGGTCGAAGACCACTGGACCGCCGAGGTAGAACCCGGAGAGCGCCATTACCTCTTAGTGACAACGGTCCTGTTCGAGAACTTCCTGGCCGCCGTACCGCCGGTCCGGGCGCGTGACGTGGCGGCCAAAATGGAATCCAAAAAAATCCGTCCGTAGCATTTGCCTTTCTCCGGTTTCGGTGCAATGGTTAGGTGTGGAGTGAATTCCGTCCGACCCCCGAACCGAGGACACGACCCATGTGGACCGTAAAAACGACCGCCGGAACGGAAACGCGAATCGGTGACGGGTACTTGCATCGGTTGCGGATGTGGGCCGACTGGCAGATCCGCGCCGCCGGTTACGACCCCGTTTCGGTCAATGAAGCGTGCCGAACGATGGACGACTTGCTCGCGGTTCGGCCGAAGTCGGAACCGGACCCCGAAGACCCCGAAGACGCCGACGGGGAATTTTGACATTTGGGACAACTAACCGGGAGCCGTGCCAATGGTCCGCTTCGAGTGCTACTGCCCGCGCCTCAACGGGAAACACGATCCGGGCGCCATCGTCGTCACCTTCGCGACCAAAACCCCGTTCGCCGTCTGGTTCGACGAGGACCACCCGGTCGCGTTCCGCTTCGGGGACCGGCTGGTGGTCTGCTCGAACGGCACCCAGCGCCGGCTCCGCTCGATCGACGGCCTGCCGCCGCGCAACGACTCGCGGCTCGACCTGTCCGCCTTTAACCACGAACTCGAAACCGTGGTCCGGCGCCTGTTCGAGCCGCCCGACTTGGACGTGGACACGCCCCCGTTCATCGTCGCCGACTGGCTCCAGGACCGGGGGCTGGATTCGGCCGCCGCCCGGGTCCGCGAAACAACCGCCCCGGGTACAAATTCGTGACGATAGACTTTGCCTTTATCCCGAGTGGGACAGAAGTCCCAGGGACAGGATAAATGACTGACCTCGACGCCCTGTACGCCGCGATTCTGGCCGAGCCGGGTGAGGACACGCCTCGGCTCGCCTACGCCGACGCGCTCGACGAGCGGGGCGGTCCCGGGGACGCCGCACGGGCCGAATTTATCCGACTCCAGATCGAACTCGCGGTGATCGGCCGACCGCGGTTCGTCTTTGAAACCAACGTATACGAAAACCCGTCACCGCGCGGACCCTTTAAAGTATTTTGCGAAGGCGAAGTGCCGCCCGTTGGAACCCGGGTTGATTTGCTCTTTAACGGCATATCCGGCCCGCACCCGGACGCTTTTTATCCGGGCGTTCGGGTGGACCGGATAGACGCCAAGCCGTCTGACCCGCTAAGCGTGCTGCACTTGTCGTGTGACGAGTATTCACGTCCCTATCCGGCCGCCCGGGTGAAAGAACTGGAACAAAAGTGCCTCGCCCTGTACCGGGCCGCGTACCCGTTTAGGTCGGGCGGGCCTTGGCTCCTGTGGGCACGTAGTCCCGAAACCATGACGGTCAGTCCGCTCCTGCACACTCATCACACTGCCACTGCGCCCGCGGTGTATTTCAATTCTCCGAGTGATGATCACTTGGTTGTCGTTCAGTTTTACCGTGGGTTCGCCTCTCGGACCCAAATGAGCTTTCATCGGTGGTGGAACCACAGCGCCGTCCTTATCGCCGCCCTGCCTATGGAAATTGTGGAACTGACGTTCGTTCCCAACCCGCGCCCATCGTCGCAAGATAAGCCGGGTGAAGAGTCGTCCTATTTTCTGCTCCCCGCCGGGGTTCCGAACAGCTTTCGGAGTCTCATGAGCGGAATTGCCGTTTCCGCCTCTCAGTGGGACGCCCTTGAGGCAGACGCCGAAAAGATCGCTACCCTTCGGATTTTGCAAAAGAGCTGGCCCACTGTCCGGACCTGGATTCTCCCCCAATTCGACGACCCGGAATGACTGTTGTTCCCGCGCCCGCCCCCGGGTATAACAGACGCTATGGCGAAGCGCAAACCCCGGCCGCCCGCGCCCCCGGCCGCCCCCGTCGCGCCCGAAGACGTTCCTCTCACCGAGGACGAGCGCCGCTTCGTCGAATCTTTGATACGGGACGGGGACTGCCTAATTTCTTTGACACCGACAAAGAAGCTCAACGGCGCGCGAATCAAAGTTTTTCGTTTTGCCTATCAAATTTATCATCGGCTGCGGCTGGACCCGACCGAAGACGTGGTTCGTCAAACTTGTGGCAATAAACGCTGTTGCGCTCGGTCACATCTGATTCGATTTTCTCGCAGCCGGCTTACGGAAACCGCCGTTGCGGTTCGCGCCGCGCGCCGAATTCAAGAGATTTCCTCGAATCTGTTGGTGGCAGTTTCCGCGGGTACTGACAATCTCGGCCCGTATGTTGAAATGTCGTTGTATCAAACGATCCGGACCACCAAAGTCGATCTGTCGGCTTTCACTTGGCTCAGACACTTTCGGTGGGGTATTGTTGCGGGCCGGTACGTCGGGGCTACAATTAACGGCAAGCTCGTCACTCTTCATCGACTGCTAACTGCCTTGCGGCACGTTGGGCGTGAACTGGAGCCGGACCACTTGAACGGTGACCCGCTTGATAATCGGCGCGCGAATCTGAAGGTGAAGAGCCGTTCACAGAACTCCAGAAATTCCGGCCCGCGCCGCGGTAAGTACAAAGGAGTGTATTGGCATAAGGGTGCTCAAAAGTGGGGCGCCCAAGTACACGTTCCCGGCGGCGGACACGTCGGATTGTTTACCGACGAAATCGCCGCGGCTCGGGCGTACGACGTCGCCGCCCTGAAGCTATTAGGCAAAGACGCCTGGCTGAATTTTCCGCCAGAAGGCAAAGTTCAGTTTGGCACAAAAGACAACTAAAAATGGCAAAGCGCAAGGTTCCGCCGCCTCCCGTTCCCGTGGACCCTGCCACGGTCCCGCTGTCTGTTGACGAGCGGCGGTTTTGTGAGGAATGGATCGTTGACCGTAACTCGTCCGAAGCTTATCGACGGGCCTTCCCTGGGTGTTCTCATTACAATGCCCGCAGACTCGGCTCGCTTATGCGACGCCGGCCCAACGTCGCCGCCGAAATCACCGCCGCCCTCGCCGCCCAGCGCGTCCGCAGCCACGTCCGCGCCGACAAGGTGATCACCGAACTCGCCCGGGTTGCCTTTTCCGACGTGCTCCCCCTGTTTACCGACGACGGCGAACGGCTCCGGCACCCGCGCCACATCCCGTACGACGTGCGGAAGGCAATTGCCTCCGTTCGGGTGAGCCGCGAGCGTCGGACCGTGACCACAAAAGGCAAAATTCGCACGATCGTCACGGACAACGTTATCGAGTATAAGTTCTGGAACAAGAACGACGCTCTCGGCCGCCTCATGACCCATTTGGGCCTGACGACCGAGATCACGCCGCTCGAATCGCTGCTCCAGGCACTGCCCCGGGATTTGGCCGAGCAGGTACGCGGTGCCTTGACTCGACAGCTTACCGCCACCGCGGCCGTACCGAGTACCAACGGGAAACACTGATGTCCCCATACGACCAGTATCCGACCGAGTACGACGACACGCCGACCCAGCCGCAACTGCCGCGTGCCCGGCAGCCGGTTCGGCCCGCCCCCGCCTTTCCGCCGGCCGAGCGGCGCCAGCCTCGAACCGAGCCGTACCCGTTTACCGCGCCGCTCGACGAGGCCCGGATCGAGGCCATGTCGATCCTCGCGAACCGGATGCTGGGGCTGCCCACCTACCAGGACGACGCCCAACCGATCGGGTACGGGATTCACCAGGAGTTCAGCGGCGCCGCGGACGAAGACCCACAATCCCTTCACCTGTCCGGAATGTACGCTGACGCCTTGCGGGACGAGGGGCGTCACGCGCACGCCGCAATGGTGGACGCCAACGCCCAGGGGTATCAGGACAATGGGGTGTTCGGGATGCACGGCGGCGGCCCGCCGCTCGAAGAGGGGCAGTCGTTCGTCCGGATCTCCCCCCACGGATACGATTCGTGGTCCGGGGAAATGCCCTACGCCTACACGGTTCAGCTTCACATTAATACCGGCCACGGGCCGCACGCCTCACGCAGCTTCGCCGCTACTAATCTCGACCCCGACGTGGCTCACGAACTGGTACAGCACCTAGAATCCGAAGGTGCCATTCACGCTTCCGGCGATTGGGGCCACGACTTACTCCAGAGCCATGTCGGTGCGGGCGAGTACCACGGTGAGAAGTACGCCCGCACCGGCGTTCAGCCGACCGAATACGGTCCGGCCGAAGACGAGGCCGCGTTTGTCCACAGCATCAACCAAGAACCGCTCGACACGACCACTCACGGTGCCTTCGCCGACTGGCTCCGCGACCAGGATCGGGAATCCGACGCCGCCTTCCGGGACGCCGTGCGCGGGTCGATTAGCCGCCGCCTGGCCGACTGGACTCCGCCGACCTTTGTTCACCGCCGGTTGCCGATGGGCCTGACCGAACCGACGGGCCGCATGGAATATCCGGAACTTGAGGAACACGCCCTGGCCCGGGGTACCGGCGATCAGGTGCGCCGTATCACTTACGTGCCCTGGAAGGTTCAAGGGCAAGGCCCGGGGGACATGAACCCGGGACCGTGGATCTGGGGCACCGGCGACGCCCAAATGGTCTCCCCGAACGACCCCGCATTGTTCGATCCCGCCGGCAATGCCTATCCGTTTTGGCAGGATTGGCATACCGCTCGCCGCACCGGCGCCGTGCCCTGGTGGACCCCGGCCGAACAGCTCGACCCGACCATGACCGAACTCATGTCCCCGGCCGAACAATGGGCCGGCGGGGTGACGAACCCGGGCAACCTGGACCCGGCCCTTTGGCCCCAGGTCGAGGCGCTGATGCGGGACCGCCACGCCCGGGGACTCAAGTTCTCCGCCTACGCCGCCGAGGGCGAAATGACGCCGTATGATTTCGGTGATACCGACGTGACCGAATCCTACGCCGACCACCTCGGACATACTGCCTACGCTGACCCGCTTGACCCCAATGAACAAGCGGCATTCGAGGCTGCAATCGATGCGAATCCGCTGGATGCCTTAACACACGGCGCCTATGCCGATTGGTTGCAGGACCGGGGCCACGACGACGAGGCGGCGTTCCGCCGGGCAATGGAAGGCTGGGTTCGCGGAACGCCAGGCTTAGGGTCTCCGCCTTCCCCGGTCTCTAGCGCGAACTGGTGGGCCGGTGGCCGGATGGGCTATCCGGCCGGCGTTGAATTGGCAAATATGGACTTTCCGCGCCAGCAGGGATACCCCGACAGTCCGAGAATATCTTCTAACGGCCCTGATCACTTTCCCGTCGCTCACCGGAACCGAGACGAAGGTGACAATCCGGGGGGATACGCTCATATCGGCTTTAGGAACTATCGCGGCATGGAAGAGGCATTCCGACGCGCCTTTCTTCAGGGACGAC